AGTCGGGCTGTAGGGCCCATGGAGTCGTTGCACTCCGAGCGGCTGTTTTTTATGCTCAGGCCTTTTTTGCAGGCCGAAAGTAAAGCTCCCATTGTTTAAGAATTTAATGATTTACAAACATTTACATTTTTGAAAGTGAGCTGCAGGTTTTGCAATTCCAGCGCATCGAGGTAGTCATTCATGTTTTGACCTTCCGGTTGATTCCCCGGGCGCTCCCATAACTTGTGGTTGAAGGCATCCGGGTCGTTACCGACGATGTTCTTATGTCTGGCCAGTTGCCGCAAAAATTCAAAGTAGATCGGATAAAGGATCGGTTTGAATGTCTTGGGATATCTGTCCAGGACCTTGTCATTCATGTCGGTGAGCGTCGCAATGGATAGCTTCGGAATGGTTACCGAGTAGGCGTAATACCCGCTCTTATCCTGCGGAAAGTCATAGAACAGGGCGACCAGCGGATATTTACCGCTCCTGGTGTTCGTGCTGATGGCTTGCGTTATCTTCTGCAGCTCTTTAAGGATTTGAGCCGACCGCCCTGGCTGGAAATCGATGGCAGTAGTCGAACTATACAGCTTTAAGGCTGTCTTTTCGACTACCTCTTTGATCACATCGACTACCAATATGGGCGGCTGCTGGATCATTAATCCGTGGTTTTTCTGGCTACGAGTTTTGCGACAAACGATCCGGCCATGGTTCCCGTACCAGTCCATTGCACGCCGTAATAAGCATATCCCAACGGAGGGGCGAAAAGAATCCCCTGTGCGGCCACGTCTGTTACGGTTAATGAACCCGATCCTGCTGCATACCAGGTAACACCGTCGTTACTGGCTACCGGGATCAAAGTACCGCCCAGTGTGCCGGAAATCTTGGTAATGTCTACCTGAATGCCTATCGTTGCTTTGTATCCTTTCAGGACTGTGGTGAGCCGTTTTACGCCGGTATTTGTCACAGTATCGCGGGCCAATCCATTTGAGGCACTGACCAGACTAATCGTCTGCGCCGCCGATTTCTCGGGAATAAAAACGGCCATGATCCCAATAGCAGCCATTAGTCCGATTAAAAGAAACTTTTTCATTATTTTAATTAGTTAAAGCGTTAAAAAATTGGATTGCTGAACTGAAATTCTCTCATCGTATCCCATCGATAGACCCATAGCCATTCCGGGTAAACTTGGGGAGAAAGAGAGGCATTGACATCCATGAATTCTATGAACTCGGCTATCATGCCACTCATCTCGTTCCAGGCTGTTGCCATTTTTTGATTAGGGTCTTGGTTGGTTGCATTTTCTGCATTGGTCCTGACCTCACCAATACCCGTATCTTGCGTGGCTCCCGCTCTTCTATACCAGTAATAGATGTAATTTGCAATGGGGCTTTGCTTCGGCGATACATCAATCGAAGTGATTGGATCAGACCTCAACTCAAATTCAACGAAGAATTTTTCACCAGGTCCAATCTTATCGTTATCGGGCAGTAGCACCCATTGACCCGTTTCTTTATTCCAGGAGTAATCCACGTCTTTTTCCATAGGGGCACTCCTGAAAAATATAGGATCCCATCCCCGCCAATCCGGCGTTCCGTTCGTTCCATCAAAAATGACAGCTTTGACGCCAGCTGTAAAGCCGGGCGTAATGCCGCCTTTGATGGTTACGGGCGGCTTATAGACATATTCTCCTGCCATATTAAAGACCGGATTGTCTGTTCTGATAAGCCCTCGCCATTGGGCGAGATATCCTTGCAGGTTTACATATTCTTTACCGTACAGAATATCCAAGAACCTTTGATCTGGCGTAGCGGGCGGCGCCACATTGAGGCCGATAATAAAGGCTTTATATAGGGGATATCCCAGCAGCTTCCTAAGAAACTCCTGTTCATATTTCCCTATATACCAATTAAGGCGCTCGATGACCGGCTGATCATTGGTATTCGGAATGGTTAGATCTCCGACGAAATATGATATGTCGATGAGAGACATGTTTATTCCTGTTCGCCGCCTTCGCCGGCATTGGTGTTATCGGATGCCCCGCCCGGTTTTCTTCCCCTGGTTTTTGCAACAGGAATGGCGATAGCGGGATGCGCCTCGGCATCTTTTACTTCCGCTTCCGTTTCCACATAGCCCAGCTTCAGGAACTTTTCCTTTTGCCTGGACTGCACTTCCACCTTTTGACCATGAGAATGAAACTTTGCACCCTTCGGCGCATAGAGCGTGACCTTTTCGGTTGTGAAGAAGGGTTTTACCTCTTCTTTCTTTACTTCTGCCATAATTATTAAATTAAACTGTTATATATTTTTGTTCTTTTGGCGTCAACCTCCGGGGCTACTTATGCGGCCGTGATGGCCGTTTTGACGACGGCGAACGTGTCATACACAAAAGCGCCGGTATCATTTGCAGCCACAAAGGCATGCAACCTGCGTTCTCCGATGATCGTCACCAGGTTCTTTTCGAAATCGTCGTTTACCCATCCATAGCTGATGCTGAACGGCTGGTAATTGCGGATCTTGAACCTCGTCATATCACCCAACAGGAAATATCCAACGGGTATCTGGTTCGTCTCTACCACGGTCAGGCGGTACAACTTACCATTGGCGTCCTTATATTCCATGGCCAAGGGGCGACCCTGCAAGTCCTTGGTAAGGTCCATGTTCGCGCCATCGATGGTATTAATGAACACGATATTGGGCGAGAAATTCAGGGATACAACCTGGGCAGCAGCGGCGCGGATAGCGTCGAAGTCGTTGGGAGTGCTGGTCTGGATATTCGTCAGGGTATATCCACCTACATAGGAAGTAAGTCCTTTTAGGTCAGTTGCGCCACTGGTGCCGTCGCCGGCGCCGGTCAGCAAAGAAGCGTCTACCTGGATGTCGATCTTGTAACGCAATTCCGTCTCGATTTCCTGAGCAATGAAATCGATATCGTCCAACATCTCAGTAGAAACCTTGATCTTGTCGGCTACCTTTTTAGCGTAGCTTTCCATGGTCCTGATCTCAAAAGAGATGAGCGGCTTTACGACGCCTTCACCGATAAATCCTGCATTTCCCTGGGGATTGTACTTTTCCGCCCAAACTATCCGGGAACTTGCCGTGTTGCTGGTATTGGCATAATTTTCCAAGAAAGGTTGGTTACGCGCCAAGTCTACCAGGCCGGGAGTGATTTCAGGAGTCGGCACAAAAGCGCTGCTGCCGGTAGATCCGCCAACGGTCATTGTAATGGCGGCGCGGGTGCCTTCCAGCGCAATATTTGCGTTACCCTTTCCGTCAGTACCGAATGAATTGCTTTCATGCGCCTTGAAACGAGCCCAGGCTTGTTTGGTGGCGTCATCTTTTTCCAGCGCTACGCGGATCTGAGCGGCAATCGTTTTGCGATCCGGAAGGGCGGCTTTCTGGGCTTCTTTGAGCGCCTTGAGTTCCTCCCCTTGCGTGATCATAGCCTGACGGAGCTCGCCTACTTCTTTGGCGGTAGCTTCCTTGTCGGCCTTGTGGGTGCGCAGTCCTTCGAGGTCAACGCCCTCAAGCGGCTTCATGCGCTCAACAATAGCCCTATCGATTTCCTCTTTTGAGGCAAATCCTCTTTTCTGCAGTTCTTCGGCCAGCTGCGCCCTGATATCGGTCAACAGCTTTTCCCGAACCTGCATTGCATCTTCACCGTCGCTTTTATAAGCGGCAGTTACAAAATCTCTGATAGCCATCCGGCGGCTCTGTATTTTGAGCGCATTACGGGGCTGACCAGAAAACGGAATGAAAGTCCTTTTCATTTTAGAAAATTTTTTGGTCAAGTAATAGTGATACATAGTCCACGGCCCCTGCCGGCTCATCCTGATCGAGTGCTGTTTGCCTTTGCTGCAGCGGCTCTATCTTACTGAGTGACTTATGGCGTGTAAATAATTCGCGTAATTCGAGTTGATGTTTGCGCGGGATAGACTTGATAAACCCTTCTATCTCGTCGTTCAATTCAATCCAGGCATCATCAATATTGCCAGCAGCTCGGAGAGCCATGGTGCCGGTATCTGCGCCGATGGTGACGACACTGCCTTCCCACAATTCCACCTCTTTAAGGACCAGGCTATCGTCATTGGAATCCCATTCAACCTTATCCCATACATAGTCAAATCCGTAAGAGAATTGATTCAGCGTCCCGCTACGTATCTGCTTGATGCAGCGGTCCGCGTTGGGGACATCATCCAATGGAAGCGTTTTAAATCGCAGGCCGTAGTCGTCTTCGATGAGTTCAGCGAATACAGCCAGCGGATCATCTGTCTTATGCTGCCATAAGAAGGTGATCTTATAGTTGCTATTGCTGGCCGGCCCGCGTTCCTGTATAGATTTTGAAAAGGCGCCTTTGATGACCTTTTCTCCGTAGTCGTTGACTGTGCCCCATGAGCATAGGTAGCCGTTGATAATCCGGTTATCCAGGTCCTCCTGAAAAGTGCTGATCAATTTGCCAGATGCAGAAATTGACATTGCCCGATAATTGATCGGGGTAGCTTTGGCCATTGCGGCCTTTATTTTCGGGTGTAAGCTCATGGCTCGATAATTTATACCGGCGCAGCCTGAGATGGGAATGTCCCCGGAGGCGGCGCTGGTGTTTTAAGTTGAAAACTATACATGTCCATTTCGGGTATGCCGGTTACTTTAGGCTTACCCTGCGCAACCAATATGTCGTTGCGCGTCATCAGTCCCAGGTCGAATTGAGCTTGGTAGGCATCGGTCTGCGCCTTTGCCGTCACCGCTTTTGCCTGCTGGCTCTCCTGTAGTACTTCCACATGTGAGAAATCCGTCTTGATATAGAAATTCTCTCCTTCGGGAATAAGGTTTTCACTCAACTGCTCAGTGCGCGCCTCATCATCAGGGATAATAAAATCCTGATACTGGCTTTTCTTGGCCTCATTTAGGTTGGTGAATGTGGTCCCCTGGCCTGATTTATTGTTCATCAGGTAGGTATACATGCCCATGCCGTCGCATATCTCCGCCTGGCTTGCGGTCATGGTCTCAAAAAGCATCAGATCTTTTACCGGAAAGCTCATGGACTGCCAATTCAAGGCGGCATCCGTGATAATGATTTGCCATTCTTCCCCAGTTATCCCGTACCGGCGGAAATCCCGCTGTATAGATTCTTTTTCTGAACCTACTTTCAGCGGCGCATACTGGCCGCTTCCTGGATTATTGCTGAGAATCCCGATAGCACCCTTTTTTGTGATAAGTGTATTAAGCGACTTCTTGCTGGCTACATCGTTGCTGATGGAATATTCCAGCGATTTCACCCGGCTGTCAGGCATAAGTAGATTGCCGTCATTGTCTGTGCCGATAGAGTTATCCAGCACCAAGAAGACCGCGTTCATATCGAGCGTCCTCTTTTGGCCGCCCCAGTTGAGGCAAAACTGCTTGTAGATCTTCTTTTTGTCAATCTGGCCGTACCAATCCCCGGTGAATTCGATATCAAATAACCAGGGCGGGAGGTTCCACATCGAAGAAACCACGCCCGGAAACCCCACCGGCGATACTTTTAGAACAGGGCAATAGCCGAACAGATCCACGTAAATATCATGCTGCGCCTTCCATTGCTTACCCGTCTGCAGCACATTGGGCCGGTCCAGTAGCTTTTGCAGGTCCTTTACGAATTGCCCACGGCCTTCATTATCGTTATTCGCATTGAGGATGGAAAATTTTCCGTTGACGAACATCTGGGCGCGTCGGTTGACGACGGCTTTGAGAGGAGCACAGGCCAAATAGGCTTTGCGATAATCATCTTCGCAGTTCAGGTTAAAATAGAGCGTCTTGCCATTGAATTCAAAGAATGATGATCCCGGCGTCCAATTATTATAGGACCAGGGCGTTGCCATGGTCGGAAAATCATCTCTGCGAGCCGTTAGCGGTATAGAGCTGAGGATGCTCATTTAGCATCCTCCTTCTTTACCGGCGTCTCTGTCTTTATCGGGCGCGCCCAATAGCCGGTTTGCCCTATGCATTTGATCCATGTTATAACCAAGATAATGACCACGGTCACCAAAGAGCCCAAAGAGAACGTGAAGCTCATAAACCGGTCTCCGTGGGTGAAGGGTCGGCCCTCTGCCTCATGTTCTATGCGAAGCATGCGCAAGGAGAGTAAGTAACCGATCATGTAGATCAAGGCGATTATTACCATGGGTATAAATGAAAAAAGCGCCAGCACTACCTTTCGGTAATACTGGCGCTCAACTATTTTTTGGCGCACTAAATTTGTAGTCTACAACGCTGGGGCTCTATTTGAAAACAATCCTTTTGGAGAATGCGTCCGGCATCAAAATATCGCCGTGGAAATCCGGCTGACCGTAACGAACACCAAAAGAATGCAATTGGCCCTCGGGTTTCTTTTCAGCCTCAATCTTGTTGATCACACCGCACTTGCATTTGATCTCAATCTTTCCCGCGCTGATATGACCTTTGGCGATAACCTTTCCACAGCTTACGCAGCAAATAGATTTATCGCCTATGTTCTGATTATGAGGCATCCTGAAAATAAAAATACATTAATTTTCAGCGCACTAAAGAAAATGGCAGGATATTTTTTGAAATGCTAATTATATTAGACATTTAATTATCCATCGAATGAGTGCAGGCGGTGGATTCAATCCCCACGCTTCGCTGATTAAACAAGGTCGCGAGGGGATGACCTGCGTCATGTCAATGCATGGAACGTCAGTCATAGTTTTTCTGTTTTTACGCGAATGGACGAGTTAGATATGTGACATATCGACGTGGGTCTTTGCCATGATTATAGCTTTACATCCAGTTCTAGCCCGGCAAGCGAAAAAAACAAATTTTGCAACTGATGCAGGTTTTCTACACGGGTATCCCAAGACAATACAGTTTCGCCGCTTGTTATATCCATAAGCTCAAATCTGCGATTGTCTTGGATGATCAACAAAGAGTATTCATCCACTCTATTAATCCAACAATGTAATCCTGATTTATCAAACCCACACTTCTCCAGGATCTCAGGCGTGAGGGGGATGGGATCCATTTCCTCATAATCCACAAAGGTAAACCCGAAATGATCCTTGTCGGCGGGATAAGGATTCAACCTGATTACCTTAACATCGCATCCCTTCTGGACAACGGAAAGACATGTGCATAACATCTGTTTTTGGCGTGCGTAGAACATATTGCCGCGTCTGAGCTCATTTGCTTTGATCATGTCGTTTTATTTTATTCTCAAATCTCCACGCTATTATAACGAGCAACGCATACCCGATTAGAAGAGCAGATTCCGAGGCCCACAAATCCCGCGAACCTTATTTTGAATCTGGGCGTGTAGCTTATTTTTTTCTGTCACATCGAGCATGGTGCTTATTTTTCTTTTTGATAGCCATAGTCGGACAAAATCGCCTCAATCTTGCTCAAATGTTTTTCAGGAATGTCGGCGCCTTTTAAATACTTATGCATATTGCCCCTGTCTATATCGCATGATTCAGCTAAAGGAGAAATCAGTATTAACGGATGAGAGTTAATCCATTCAATCAAATTTTTCACTTCGTGACTGCACGGTATATGAGTCTTATTGATAACATCCGCCTCAACATCTTCCCTGCTATAGAAATCAATCAAATATTTCTCGTAGAGAAAAGCGTCTACTTCAAGCAAATTACTTAGGGCAATCCTGACCTCAAAAGATCCATTATTCATTAATACCACATTATGCCAGTCTGCGTTGCGACCACGCTTTGTGAAGCATCTGCGTCCCTTTCCCTTTCCAATATAAAATATTCTACCTGTGTCGGGCCTCACATGAAAATAGACGTAATAGGGACCTTGCATGACGTTATTTTTTTGTTTCGTTCTCCGCCTTCCAGATGGCAAGGTCAATGCCCTTCAGTCCTGGAGGCGGGATTTTTTCTTTCTTCGCGGGCGCTGGAGCCAATTTCTTTTCTTTGTGACCAGCTGGCGCCTTCGCCTGGTAGTTGTCCATCAGATAATTCAAAACCGCCTGCGGCGTATCAAGGCGCTGCTCCTTTTTGATCAACTCCAATTTCTCCAGGTCGAACCGAACACCGATAGGTTTACTCTTTGCCATTTGTAGCTACAAGGTACGAAAGTGTTACCGGATTGTAGCTACATTTAAGCCGCCGTTCTAAAGCTGTCCGTATATATCCCATACCTGGAAGCCGCACAGCAGTGATCATTTCCGTCAATAGGCACATTGGTCATCACCTGCTTTCCCGTGAGCACATCCTCCGCCATCATCCACTTCCAAGTATTGACCTCCTTTTCAAAGTTTACGGAGGTGGCCGTATAAAAACATTCGAACTCTTTTACCTTGGATATACTGGCAATGAGGCTTCCCGGGCCTTTTATAGCGGGATAGACCGGTAGTCCGAGCGTCCGCATCTGGTTGATCATATTCGGGTCCGCCTCACTGTATATCTCCTGATCCTCTTTCCATCCATTTACAATAAGGATTTCCCTCAACCGTTCCGCACTGATCCCAGGCTCATAGCAGCATTCGTGATGATACCGCTTGCGCTGCTGGATGCCGATCTTTACCAGGGCGGTGGGGTCATTAGTATAGCCGTAGTCGATGCCCCAAATAATCCGTGCGATCTGTTCGGGCCATGTCTCTATCCGCTTGAAGTGTCCGAATATTAAGCCTTTTACCTTACCCGTGCGACCCCGGCTATACACCTGGAAAAGCTCGGGATCTCCTATGTTTTCATAGTTTGCGTGTTCCTCCGGAGATAGAAAGGGGTTATGCCGGTGATCCGTGATATATAACTGCACCTGTCCGGCAAACTGCTTTTCCATGGTTCCTAGCGTCAGCAGCTTTTCATGGCACCAAAAAAAAGAGGTGGGATTATAATCGAGAAAAACTTGCTTTTTGGTTTTACGCTGCAGCTGCCAGAAATAGGAATAGGTTCTACTATTCGCTTCATTGATATATAGATAATCCCGCTCTGATCCCCTTGCATCTTGCTCATCCTCAAAGCTGACGAACTCAATAATGCTTCCGTTTTTGAAAGTATAAACCCGCTCAGTTTTGTTGTAACCACCTGATGTAGGAAGATGAGCGGCGATTTCCGGATCATTGATCACGTATCGCTGAAAGGTCCGAAGAGCCCCTACTTTTAGATTAGGAATATCCTCGCCGTCGACTGTTATTATCGCGCCCGGCTCCATGACGGCTTTTACGGCCAGCACTTGGAGAATAGCCACCGTCTTACCCGCATCTCCCCCGCCCTGGCAGACAATGATCCGTTTAATGCAGTGGATAAGTTTGTGGAAAAGTGGTCCGGTCGTCATTTCCTATTCCTCCGATTCTGCTATAGGGGCGCCAGTCCCCTGGACGGTTATATTCAAGGATGGTGCAGGGG